TGGAGACGTGTCTGTAGGACAGGCAAATGCACGTCTATTTCGTGCTTAGGGAGGGGTCTTTCTTAAGCGTTTTATGCTCACAAAGGTACCGAACAAAGTCTAACCCAACCTGCTCCTTTGGGACATTTCTGATAAAGGCAACGCCTTTTCGATCAGTCAACTCAAGAACACCAGAAGTGCAATTAACACGGGCTGTAAACCCAGTGTCATCCACACCCTTTGGGCCCCCTTGGTAAAAACTGGTTGCACGCACATCACCATTGACGCGCACCTTTGTTTTTACGAAACACATATAGGCGTGCGTTACGTCATTTTCAGCGCAGGAGAAATCTCCTGCTATTGCCTGAGACGCACCCATCCATAGCAATAGTCCCAGTGCAAACATTCTCATTTCCATCCCTTTCATTGAGCGCAATATCGCGTTGCACATCTTATATCCTCAAATAAGTTAGGAATGCCTATTGACAGGTAGGTAAGGCATACCTAATAATTCACTCCACCCCGCCAATTCCAGCGGGCAAGGAGTGAAAAGTGCCAACACCACCCACAGCCACAGGCCTCACAGCGGCAATCAAAAAAACGCTTACCAGCACGGCGTTCTCACGACTCTTCGAACGGGCTGTACACACGGCCGTCGAGGAGCTGAGAGACCAGGATCGAGGCTCCGTTGTGTTGCTCCAAAAGGCGACGCCAAACCTCTACTTTTACGAATTCCCAGACCACCGCGCCTATTGGGCGCGGTCACTGGATGGGCGCACCGAGTTTCGCATCCAGATGGATCGCACGCCACGGTCCATGGATCGGTACGGCCGTTGGTACGGCACAGAAAACCGGGTTGATTCTGAGGGCAGGGAATGGTCTCGGAGAATTCCCGACTTGGTACAGGATGATTTTGGATTCTTGGTCGAGGTTGCAGTATGACCAGCGCCCTAGCCACCAACCAGGCCGTGCTGGACGCCCTGGGCATTGACGGCAAAGGCATCGCCAACCTGACGCTGACCCTTGGCGACCCCCGCAAGTTGCCAAAAGTCACCATCACACGCTATCTGAGCGCAAAACCCGGCGCGGAAAAGATCACCGAGCATTTTGAATTGGTCGGGCTGGATGACCCCCAGCCCGTGGAGCCGCCTCCGCTGGATCTGGACGCCATGGCCGATGCTGCGCGGGCACGGCTGGCGCGGTTTTATCGATACCCGGGCACGGCAGGAGCATGACCAGGTGGAGGCTGGGTTCTTCAAGATGCGCATGGATTTTGAAGTATCGCGCATGGTCTACAACTGCGTGCACGCGCTTGACCTTCCATCCATCTACAAAAACCTGTTTGCAGGCAGCGTTGGCGGCACCACATCAAACGCGTTTTCCGGCTTCCTGAGCCCCTTTCCCATGATGGGCCTGCTATGACCTACCGCCAAGCCTTCGACCGTCTGGGTAACCCCGTGCAGCCCGCCAAGCCCGACTGGCAACACAAGCTTATCCAGCGCGCGGCGTGGGTCACCGTGGTGGCCTGCGCGGCCATCATGTTGTGGGGGCGCTGACCACCATGGACAACGGACGCGACTTCCACCCCTGGGTGCCACAGCACGATAGCTGCAGCTTTTGGGAGCTGATGGGCTGGCCACTGTGCGTTGCTGTGTATGTCGGCTTCTGGGTGGGTTTTGGCTATGGCCTGGCCCGCTTTATCGGCTGGATGATGTGAGGTGCTGACCATGCATACGTCTGCACACACCCAGCCAGCTGGCAACACTGCTGTGGCCGAATACACCGGCACGCTGTTGCGTCATGCCGAGGTACGCACTGCCATGCTGGACAGTGAAGGCCATAGCGTGCCAAAACTGTGCATGCATGTGGAGCTGCACAACGATCTGCACACCCACAGCTACTTCGAAGAGCCCTACCCAACTGGCCACTACCCGCAAGCCGAGGCCCGAGCCCGCACGCTCAAAAAGGGCGACCAGGTGACTGTTCAGGCCCCGCTTATTGACGTGCGCCTGTCTGCCTGCAACGCCACCCTGATCCACGCCGAGCCAGCGCCTGGCGCCCATTACTACCCAAACCCACAACCTCAACCACAACTGGAGCTTGTTTAATGCTACCCGTCACTATCACTCTGAGCGACCATTTACCACCCCTCACCATAGTGTCCTTGACCGGCCTTGCAGGCTCCGGAAAAGACACAGTTGCCGACACGTTGGTAGCACAAAAGGGTTTTACCAAAGTAGCATTTGCCGATGCGCTGCGTGCGGAAGTAGCGGCTGCGTTTGACATCGATGTTGCACATCTGACGCAACGCGAGACCAAAGAGCACCCCATCAGCACCCTCGCACTGGACCGCTGCCTTGACCCCAAATTTGTGCGGTGTATGGCTACCGTATTTGCAACTGCCGGTTTGTCCGCCACGCTGCTGTCTGCACCCCGCAGCCCACGCCAAATTATGCAATGGTGGGGCACCGAATATCGGCGTGCACAAGACGACGATTATTGGGTAAAGCGCCTGTACGACACGCTGATGCATGCCTTTACATTTCAATTTTGCGACCTCTTTGTCATACCTGATTGCCGGTTTGAAAACGAGGCTGTATTCGTGCGCCGGAATCATGGCCAGATATGGCAGGTGGTGCGCCCTGGGTTGGACCCGACAGAGGGCGCGCACGTCAGCGCGACAGATGGTAGCCAGTTTTTGCCCAACGCACTGCTAGAAAATACCCACAGCATTGCGTGGTTGCAGCAACAGGCCATGGCGGCCTACAACCATTTATCCATGCTGGAGGTTGTATGAGCCACCTACTCGACCTCAATTTTGTGTGGCTGATGGTGCTGGGCCTGCTGCTGTTGCTGGTCATCCATGCGCTGATTGACGCCTACCGGCGCAGCTACGACACGCCCCGCGCGAGGAAGATGAAGAGCGATGCGGAGGTGGAGCAGATTCTGCGCAATGCCAATGACGCGCTGACTAACCGTCCACGCAGGAGCGGGGCTAGGAAATGAGATACGACATTCGCACTGGTCGCTATGTCGAAGGGCCAATGGTGGGTCGGCGAATAAAACGGCTCATCAATCGAATTTCGCACAACAAAACAATTTCCGGCTCACATGCCGTTGAAGTTGCAAGAAAGGCCGCCCGCAAATGGGCAAGCGCCCCAATAAGTGCAGTCAAGGCGATACGAGACTCTGGATTCTCCTATGACAAACCAAGGTCCTTCGGTGTTTACCGCGGAAGGTGGCTTGGGCTTGGTGTTTTTGCCAGTGGCTGCGGATATGCAGAGGCTCATGAAGAGGCTTTGAAAGAAGGTCGCCAGTTCATTCGTGATTACAAAGAAAAACAGCTCAGTTACTTGCTTCAGAAAAAAGCTCGTGTAGAGCAATTTATTCAACAGCTGCGCCGAATAGAGCGCAATCTAGGAAAAGGAAGAACCCGTGAAAACAGCACAAACTCTTGAGCAATTGATGGGCCAGGTAGCCGTCGTTTTTGCAGGCGCCATCAATGGCGATGTTGACGAAAAACGCGGGCGGCTTGCATTGAAAGCTGCAACTGCATTCGCAGAACTTTATCAGGCTGAGAACCGAGCCAGGCTTATTGCACATCAGGTTGGGGAAGCCGTCCAAAAGTTTGGCTCCACCCCGATCTATCACTCCGAGAATCAAAAATCATCATGACCCAAACCCGCTTGGGCTCGTTCATCGAAGCCTGCATCAATGTGGCCATTGGCTTTGCCATCAACTTCATGGCCAACATCCTGATCCTGCCGCTGATTGGCTTCCACATCACTGTGGGGCAGAACCTGTTTATCGGTGTGCTCTACACCGTGATAAGCGTGGCCCGCAGCTACTGCGTGCGCCGCTGGTTCAACGCACGCATCCATGCCACTGCCCAGCGGCTGGCGCTCCATTCCACTGCAACCGAGTAAATACTATGACCACCAAAACACAACTCATATCCATTGCATTTTCTGCACTTCCCGCCATCGGTGCCGAGCTGGACGGCGGTACCTTTGCCGGCATCACCACCAGCAAAGACGGTACCCATGCTGCCGTGATTCTGCTGCCTGACCATGGCGAACAGCTCACCTGGAAGAAAGCCCTGAACTGGTCCCAAAAGCTCGGTGCAGAACTGCCCAGCCGCCCCGTGGCATCGATGCTGTTCGCCAACTGCAAAGCCCAACTCAAGCCCAACTGGCACTGGACCAGCGAGGCATACGACGCTTCGTACGCCTGGTATTGCACCTTCGGCTACGGCTTCATCCACGGCTACCACGAGAGCTTTGAGGGCGCCGCTGTTGCCGTCCGCTTGATCCCACTCACCGCTTAATCCTTCAATCCTTTTTTCACAGGAGTCACTATGCAACCCGTAACCCTTGAGGCTGTCCAGGCCAAACAAACTGAACTGGCCACCCTGATCCAGCAGCTGCAGGATCAGGCCGCCAGCACCACGTTGATCAAAATCGAGGGCTGCACCATCACCCTGCAGCCAGGCGAGCACTATGCCGGTGCCGTGCTAGATGAAGAAGGCCAACACAAACACCACCTGGTGCTGATGGCCCAACGCCCAACCAACAAGCTCACCTGGCAAGCCGCTATCGACTGGGCTACCCGCATTGGCGGTGCCATCCCAACACGTCAAGAGCTTTCCCTGCTGTTCGCAAACTGCAAACCCCACCTGCAGCTCGCGTGGCATTGGTCCAGCGAGTCACATGATGGCGATGCTTCGTGCGCCTGGTATTGCTACTTCGGCGACGGCTACGTCAACATCACCCCCAAGAGCTTTGAGGGCGCCGCTGTTGCCGTCCGCAGAGTCTGATTCCTTCAGTCCTTTAATCCTTTGAATTGAGCCAACCCATATGGCCTACAACACACTCTCGCTCGCGGAAAAGATCAGCACCAAGGCCATCAAAGTCGATGGCTGTCTGATCTGGCAAGGCCAAAAGGACAAACGCGGATACGGCTTCCTGCGCCTGAATGGCCGCATGCAACGCGCCCACCGCATTGCCTTTGAGCTTCGCCATGGGCCAATCGGCAGCGGCATGGTGATCTTGCATTCCTGCGACAACCCGAGTTGTGTCAACCCGGATCACCTATCCATGGGAACACAGCTTGCCAACGTGCGAGACATGCTAGACAAGGGCCGTGCGAACAAAGCCACCGGCGCAAGGCATTCCAAGACCAAGCTGACGCCAGAACAGGTCGCCACAGCACGCGCCAAACACATACCAGGCAAGTATGGGTACGGCACCAGCAAAACCAAGCCCGCCCGCAAAGCAAAAATGAGCATTGCGGAAGCTGCTGCGGGCATTGCCGCTGCGCTGAATCTGGACCCGGCTGCTGATGGTGATGACGCTGCTGCAGACGCTGTGCCCAACATCGCCAGCGACACACCGAAGATTGGTGCCAAGGTGCGCATTACCGACCAGCTGGCCAACCCCCGGCAGATGAAGTATGCGGGCAAGGAAGGCACCATCACCGGCAAGGTTGGCAGTGCGTGGGATGTTAACTTTAAGGGGCGCACGGGGGGCATCAGCAGCTTTACCGACGATCAGATCACGGTGGTGCAGGTATGAAGCTCCTAAAGCTGTCCCTCTTGAATCTGCTGTTCTGGTCTGCAGATATGGCAACCGCAATTGTTGGTATGGTCTACGGCTTTGGCCTGACTGTGCAAAGTTGGCCCGCCTTGATTGGCTTCATGCTGTTCTCCCGCTGGGCTGTCTATGTGGTGCGTGGCTGCTATGCGGTCCATTCGAAACGGGTTGAGCCATGAAAAAGCAATCTCCCCACATCCGCAAGCACGCCCTTCAGTTGCGATGCGCAGAGCACAAATCCCGGCTGGAGGCGCAAGCCAAAGCCGAGCAATCCCTACGCGCCCAGATCCTGGCCGATGTGGCCAGCCTGACACTCAACGCCAGTGTGCACGCATGGACGGGCGACAACGCCCAGAAGATGATCAACCTGTCCGGACGGCTGGTCTACATCGTCGCCTTTGCGGCCAACCAGGCGGGCTTCGATGCCGAACACGTGGACATGCGCATCCTGCGCGGCATGGCTGGTGCGCTGGCTGACTTTGCTGCGGACCAGCGCCATGTGGAGCGCTACCGCCCCAGCCTGCAAAGCGGCCTGGCTGCCATCAATCGTCTGCTGCCGCATTGCGACCAGATGGCGCTGCTGCTGGGTGCCGCGGCGCTGGATAGCAAGCTGAATCAAACGCGCGGGCTTGGTACCGCGGATGTTGAGGAAGCACTGGGAGTGGCCGCATGATGCAAAAAGAATCACGGCTAACAGTAGATCCTATCTGCACATGCCCAAGCGGCAATGGGTCACTGCGCTGGCCATGCCCGGTGCATCTGCGCCCACTGGGCCCCGTAGTTGAAATGTGGCAGGAGTACGACTGCCCAATTCAAAAATCCGATTCTGACATTGATACCGCCGACATCGTGATAGCAGGCGGTCGCTTTTACTGCCACTGGTGCGGACAAACGCACACAGCGCAGGAAGCCGGGCTCATTTACACGTTTGTCAGGCGCTCTGCGATTGATGCATACGGCCAGCCTTGCGAAGTGGATGAAGAGCGCGGTCTGCCAGCCGACGAAGCCGAAAAGGCGCGCTGGATTGCAGAAATTGTGCGAGACAAACCATGAATGCCAGCACCGAAACCATGCTGCTGGCGCGCATCGATGCGCTTACCAAGGCCGTGCAGCACCTGGCGCAAGTCAACGGCGCCCGGCTGACCAAGGCCCAGCTCGCGGACAGAATGGGCTGCCATCGAAACACCTTGCGCAGTCGTGTGGCTGTGAAGGGTTTCCCGCAGCCGTGCGCTGATGGAAAATGGCTGCTGTCGGAGATTCTTGAGTGGGAGCGCGGGGATGTGTAACGCCGAAGTGATGGGCGCTCGAATTACATGTTAGAAACGGGAGATTGATATGGAATACCAGCAACGACATGTGGAAGCATCTGCATACTACCAAGCGGGGTTGCGACGTGTGAATGAGACGCCGCCACCAGCGGGGCAGAAGTTTCCCCTAGGCGCGCGGGTAAAGATAGCGAACGATCTCGGACCTCACATGCGCCATTTCCCATCCGGGAAACTGGCAACGGTGCAATACACCTACGCTCACGCCTATGGTTCAACGGACACTCGAAGCCATCAGCAGTACCGCATAGACATTGACGGCATCGGCAGCGTTGCGTGGTATGACGAGTACCAATTGAGTGCTATTCCGGAAACGGAAGATGGCCGCGAAGCTGTATGAAATGCGCGATACGGCAAAGCGGCTGCTTGGTGACAAGTACGCCGAGAAGATGGCCGAGTACGGGGAAATTCTGCAAGCCACGGTCACGGCCACTAAAGGTAAAAAGACGCCGCTTGAACTCGCAATCGAAGTGTGCAAGAAACCGAGTGTCAGTGGCTACGAAACCATTTTCATTATGTCGGCGGCTGTTGAGCTTGCAGAGCCGTCTAACGCAGAGTCGAACGGTGCGCAGCATCCGACTCGGACGCCCGGTTATCGGGCTGGAAATAACTTAGGAGAGCGATGATGGCGATAGACACAGGCGGACCAGCATTCCCATGCGAAGTGATTGGCACAGACGAAAACGGAGAGTACAGAACCCCTTGGCAGGGCATGACGCTGCGAGATTACTTTGCATCGAAGGCGATGGCGGCATTGCTGTCGCGCAGCGGGCCATACGGCGAAGACCAAAAGCCGATTTGCCGGGAAGATGTTTTTACGGTTGACGAGCTGGCGGAATACGCCTACGCACAGGCAGACGCGATGCTGCTGATCCGGTTGCTGCCGGATAACGCAATGTATCCGGAAAAAGTCGGTTGATACAGACTTTCAATTACACACAAAAACAGCATCTAGCCCACATGCAATATGGCTAGTTTGCTACACTAAAAATAGCGACAAACCACGCAGAGACTGCTACCCCATCCGTCGCGCCAGATCCGCCATCTTTGGGTTGTAGTACGTCAGTGCCCGCTTGGTATTTTTCCAGCCGAACACTTTGCACAGGTCCAGCACATGGATGCGATTAGCGATGCTGGTCGCTGCCGTATGCCTGGCGTCGTGGAACGTGAACCCCGCCAGTCCGGCCCGATCCCGATTACGCCGGAATAGCGCATCGAGCGTCTGCGCCTTGAGCCCAAACACCAGCACATCATCAAACCCGCGCATCAGGTCAATCGTGCGCCGGGCTGTGGCAGTGAGGGGCACGTCACGCCCCTTGCCAGATTTGCTGATGTGCAGGCGCGCATGATGCTCTTTGATATCGTCCCACTGTAGCGCGCACAGCTCGCCCGCGCGCATGCCGGTCTGCAGGGCTACCAGAAAGCACACTGCCACCGCCTGCGATACCGTGCGCACAGGCTGTCGACTCCCGCGCCATCCGAGCTGACGCAACATCTTGCGCACCTGGGGGCCGTGGATGATCACTTCCCGGTGGTCCGGCTCTGCCGGCCGGGATACATCGCGCATCGGGTTGGTGGTGATCCAGCGCCAATCGCGGCGCATCACCTCAAAGACGTGCGATAGCAGCGTCATGTCCCGCAGGACCGATCCGCGGGCCGTGACCTTGAGCCGCGCATCGCGCCAGGCGGCCAGGTCATCCGAGGTGATGGCTGTCACCACCCTGCGCAGCGGCATGGGCTGGTGCGCGGCGCCCTCAAAGGCATGCAGGCGGATGATTTCCTTGTCTCCCCCGCGCTTAGTCGGGCTTACCTTGTCGGCATACTCGCGCAGGGCCTGCTTCAACGTTTTGAAATCCCCAGTGGGGGAAGTCTTCATTTCACGCAGCTCGGTGGATCTGCGGGCGGCCCATGAATCCGCCTCGCGCTTGGTGTCAAACGTACCAGATTCGCGCTGGCCTGCAATTTCTATCTGCACCGACCACCGGCCGGTGGCGGTTTTTTTGGGAATTGCCACTTGGGGATTCTCTTGGGGAATTTTTGGGGGTAAGCCTGTGCAAATGCATGCAATAGGCGCACTGTACCAAAAATCAAGAGACCCGAAACCCTTATTTCATGCGGGTTTGTGCATGTGTTGCACATCGTTGCAATGTGCGGTGGTGCCCGAGACCAGGGTCGAGAACCGCATGGAATAAGGATTTTTTTGTTCCGTTGGGGATTTTTTGGGGGTTAATAAACTAAAATTTCTACTATGGCAAGCATCAAGCAAAACCCTACTGGCACTTTTAGTGCCTTCATTTACAAGATTGGCGTCCGTAAGTGCAAGACCTTTCCAACTAGAGAGGCGGCACAAAAATGGGCGTCCAATTTTGAAAAACGTGTCGTAGACCAAAAAACTATATCGGATGCCGCAGCGAGCACTGTTCTAGCGACGATGATCCCAAAACGGATGTTGGAGGCGCTTGCATCAATCCCATTTCATTTAGATGAAATATTAAACTCAACCATCCCATCACACTCATTCACTGGAATATATTTCTTGGTGTTGAATAGAGAAATTGTTTATATAGGGCAGTCAGTTGATGTGCTGTACAGAATATCAAGACATCGCAGAGAAGGTAAAGAGTTTGATAGTTACACCTATTTGCTCTGCGACAAATCACGACTCGATGAACTGGAAGAAAAGTACATTGTTGCGCTAATGCCGTGGATGAACAAAACAATGGGTGGCGCAATTTGATTCCTACACTGGGAATCGAATCTATACGCTATCGCGGCCAGGCGTCCGTCAAGGTTTTGACGTCGCTGGCGTGCCGGTCAGCGATTGCGCCCAGCTCTTGATACGCTGCCCCACATTGATCGAGTACGACACTGATGGCAGCGGCTCGGTTAGTGCAGGCTGACTGGGAAGCACTGGCGGCGCGCAGGGCGCTGGCGGCGGCGTCGTGCAGCCCGACAAGTGCGCTACGACTACCAGCAGCAGCAGCACGCAGATCGCGCTCACGCACCACCGAAGCGCTCTGAGCTTCGATGACATTGTCAATTCTTCGGACAGCCGTCTTTGCCGCCAGTCGTTCGTCAGCCAGTTGTTGTTGCGCACGTGCATTCTCCTTTGCGCCGTAGCGCCATGATTGAATCTTCCAGGCGCTGCCAAAGCCGCCAAGCAGGGATGCTGCGGCGATGGCCAGCGCGATGAGTAGTTGCGGGTTCACTTCTTGAACCCAAAATACGCTAGCGCCAACTTGCCGTCGTAGTCATTGGAGGCATAGTCCGGCCCGTTGTAGCCATGCGCGAATCCAGCCCAGTCCAGGCGGCGCAGGCTGGGCGTCAGGCCCGCAGTACGCACGAAGCGGACGAAGGCTTGCAGCTGCTCTGGTTCGCCCTGCTCCATGGAAGCGACGAAGGCTTGCACGGTGTCGAATCCGACCATGCTATGGTTGAAGCCCATGATCTGGAACTTCCCCCAGCTCGCAGACATCAGCGCGGCGGTTTCGTCCAACTCCATGGCGCGGGTCAGTCGGTCGCGCTCGGCGCCCCAGTCTTTGCCGTACCACTTGCGGGTCCACGTGGGGTAGCACAAGTCGGGCGCCTGGACGGCGAAGCGTCCGTTGGTGAACTTGTAGAACTTGTGGCCCTCGAACAGGGTGACGGGCGAGTCGTCCGGATTGAAGCCACCGCGCGGCGCCTCAACCTGGCAGACGGCTTTGATAGCCTCCACTTCGCACTGCAGTTCTGTTGCGGCGGCCTCGAAATCTTGATCGGTTAACGTGGGTTTCATAGTATTTTGTTCTCCGGGAATGAGATAGGAGGAAGCGGCGCATCGGCAGCCCGGCGCTGGGGTCTGTACGCATCCTGCACAAAGTGGATAGGCACGCCGTGGCGCCAATGCTGTGCCATGACTACTTGCATGATGACGATGGCCAGCACGATGAGCAGGGTCACCACATCGGGCAGCCAGCCATACAGCGGTGCGCCCATGCCGGCCAGCGCTGCAATGCCCACGCCCCACAGGGCCAGGCGCACGTCGAGCTTGGTGGTTTTGTTGACCTTGACGGTGCGGCAAAAAATGGACCAGAACAGGGCCACACACAGCGACTCCCACGCCAGCAGCAGCGCGGTGGTCATGGCTTGCCCCCGGCGGTGCTGATCAGCGCCTGGAGCCGGGACTTGATGGACTCGATCACGTCCACCCATTTGTTGCCCAGCGCGCCGATGATGAAGGCCACAGCGGCATACGACTCCGTGACCGCTATGCCGAACCAGGGGCCCACCACGGCGGCGATGATGGCGGTCAGCACCACGGCGGTGACCATGCAGCGGAACATAAGCCACGCGCCTTGTGCACGCGTCTGCAGCTCGGTGCTGGACAGGGCCCACAAGCCACCGCCGATGGAGCCCAGCACGATGACGATGTAGGGCCCAAACTGGGGCCCCGCCATGGCGACGGCCAGGGTGATGAGGCTGACGCCCGCGACGGTGGAGTTGACGGGGTCGGTCATCACTTGGTCGCCTCAAAAACAATATCCACAAACCCGATACCACCGGCACCGCCAGCGGATGCGCCGCCACCGCCGCCAGCAGCCAGGCCACCGGCGCCGCCGTTGCCCGACCCACCGCCACCGCCACCCAGGCGCCCGCCGGCGTAACCGTTGGATGCGCTGGCAGATCCGCCCGCGCCATCTGCACCCGCTGCGGCCGTAGCAGCACCGGCAAAGTAGCCAAACGACAGCAGTGCGGCTACGCTCTGGATGAGCGACGTGGGTGCCGCTGCGCTGATTTCGCCCAGGTAGTTGAGGCCGCCGCCGGATGTGCTGTCATCCGTGGCTGCGCTGCCCGCCCCACCGCCGCAGGTAGTGGCCGTGGTGGTGGTGATGTCGCCCCCGCGCCCGCCCGGAGCACCGCCACCCGTTGCGCGGGCCGTGGCGTCGTTTTGGGTGATCTTGCCGCCGCGCGTGCCGTCGGGTTGTGCAAGGCCAAACAGGTTCGGCGCGCCGCCGCCGGTGAATTTGTTGGTGTTGCCCGTGCCGGTGATGGCGCCACCAGCACCCCCGTCCAGGCGGATGGCCTTGCTGGTGCCACCCGTTCCGCCTGTTCCACCCAGCCCGCCCGCAACGGGGCCGCTGGCTGCTTGCTGGCCCGGTCCACCGGCTTTGACGGTTGCGCTGTAGCCCGTGCAAGCAATGGTCAGGTCACCCGCCGTATTGCCGTTGGTACCCACCGTGAGCTGCTGCGCACCCGGCGCGCCCATGGTGATGGTGATGGTGTCGCCCGCAGTGACGTTGACCACATCCTGCAGGTATTCTCCAGCGCCTCCACCGGTCGCATTGCCACTTGCTGGTGCCCGTGCACCACTGCCAGCGGACGCCATCGCGCGAAAGGTCATCTTGCCAGTAAATGGCACCACAACGGTCCGCGTGCTCAGCACAAATGCGGTGCTGATTTTGCGCAGCGTTGATGCGCTGCCGTCAATGTCTTCGATTCCTCTCATGCTCGATACTCCCAAGTTCCGTTGATGTAAACCCAGACCAGCGCCTTGCTGGATACCCGGGAGATCCTGATAGGCCCTGCACCACCGTGCACCGTGGCCCCGTTGGGGTCCACGATGTTGGTGTCAAGGTTGTTGGTAAACATGGACTCGCACTGGTCGTTTTCTGCCGGGCTGGCGGGCAGCACCAGGCGGCTGGGCGCCACTACGCCGGCGGGGCGGGTAACGGCTGCGGTGGTGGTGGTGATGCGGCTGGTCATCACCGTGCCGGACTCCAGCTGCGCGTCGTCCGCATAGACCGTGCCGGTGGTGCCGGTGCCCGTACCAGCGGGGAACACGCGCAGGATTGCGCTGGTGTTGCCGCTGCTGTTGTTGGCAGCGGTTACGCCAGTTTCCCAGATGCCATTGCCCAGGTAGTTGATAGGCTGCGCGGTGCCACCAGCTGCCGCAATGCTTGGCGTTGCGCCCCATGTGATAACGCCTTCCACCGTGACCGTGGTGCCGCCGGTAAAGTACA